CTTTATTACCATCCATTTTAACTGTACCTTCTTTTGCTAGGATTTTATGTAAAACCGATTCCATTCTTGCAAATACATCGGTAGATGGAGGCATATTCGTTGAGGACGTTGAGGATTGGGGTTGTTTGTTTCTTGTTGCTCTACTATTACCTGCTAAATCGGTTCCTGCTACTATTTGATCACGAGGATGGAGTTGTACTGTACCAAATTCTCCAGCTACTATAGGGCCTTTTTTAGGATCAATAACACCATCTTTCATTTGTGAGTAAGCATACATTGCACCTGCTCCTACTGCTATTCCGGCAACTATAGCCGCTATTCCTAATCCTAAAGTTGCGGCCGAAGCACCAGTTATAGCGGCAATAGCCATTGCTCCATACTCTAAAGCTGCTGCTGTAAGTGGTGCTAACATTCGAATAAGCCCCATAACTGATGCGCCTATCCCAGTTACTATTTGAGAAACTATTATTACTCCAATACCTGCAAATAATCCTCTCATTATCCAAGTATGTTTAACCATAGATGCTAACATTTCTAATGGGCCTGCTAATGCTTCCCCCATTTTGCTCATTGATTTATTTATACTTTCCTGAACTGATAGTCTTTTGAAGTCTTCTTCATTCATTCCAGATGCTTTTTGTACTTGTTCATCTGTTAATCCTAATTGTGCTTTTTGGTCTATTATCATTTTAGCAATATCTTCTCTTTGTAAACCAACAGATTTGGCTACTGCTTCTTGTTGTAATCTATTTCCTGAAGTATATGCACTTATTATATCTTGATTTTGGCCTATTTCTTTAGTAAGTTCAGCTGTTTCACCATTTAAAGCTAATAATCTAGCCTTTTCAAGATTTAGATCTTTTCCAGTTAATAATTCGGCTTCAATTTCTGCTGAGATAGATGATTCAAAATCTAGTAATGAACTTGCTATTTGGTCTGCTTTTTCTAATGATAAACCAAATCTTCTTGCCTCTAAGTTAGCTTGGGCTATTTTTGAAGCATTTCCCCCTAAATTAACTGCAATAACATTAGATGTATTAGCTACATCACTTAATATTTGTTTTTGGTTTATTGCTGTTCTATTAGTTTTATTAAAATTACCTGCTGTTTTAATTACACTTTCATTTGCTTTTTTTAATTCAGTTCCATTTAATTTAGAGAACATAGCTAATTTACTAGCCTCTCCACTACTCATCCCCATAAGTTCAACCATTTCAGTTGCTTCTTGTAAAGTTTTAGAGGTAAAAATTAAATCAGCATTAAATCCTAATTGTTTAGTTAAATCATCAGCAGTTTTAATATAATCAGAAAGTGTAGTTACACTTGTACTTGTAGCATCCATTCGACTTGCAGTATATCCAGTTGTTCTTGCAAAATTTGTTTGGGCTTCGTTTAGTGATAAAAATCCTTTTACTATTAAACCTACTGCCGCTGACACAAGTACTGTAGGATCAAGTAGATTTTCTTTCATAGACTTACCAATATGTTTAAATGCCATCCCCATAGCTTCGGTTTTGCCAACAGTTCTACCCTCTTCTACTTTTATTCTTATAATTTCTTTCTTAACATCCTCCAGAGCTGTACTTACTCCTGGAAGGTCTTTTAGAAATGGAATTTCCTTCATACCAGCCATTAATGCTCCTATTACTCCTGTTGTGTTTTTAACTTCATTAAGATATTTTTCTTCCTTCTCTCTTTCGTTGTTTTGTTTTTTTAATTCTAAAGCCTGTGCCTTTGAATATAGTAATTGTTTTTGTAGAGGATTTAATGATTTTTCGGTTATTTGAAGGTTTTCGTCGTGTGCTGCTATTTGTTTCTTAAGACCTTCTAATATTTTTTCATCAACTTTTTCCCCCTTTTCTATTCGCTTATAATACTCTTCAAGTCTTTTACTTTTAGAATTTATCTGATCTAGTTCAGCAAAAGTTTGGTATACTTGTTTTGTCTTTTCTTCTCCTAATGATTTAGTTAAACCCATTTCTGCTATTCGCGATTTATTTATTAAATCTTGATTTGATTTTATTTGTTTAGTTAAATCTTTAATATTATCGTATCCTCCTTTTTGAGAAAGAAGGGATTTATTAATTTGCTTACCAATACTATATAAGTCATTTTCAGAAGCAGTCAATTTAGTTTTAACTCCTAATACCTCCTTTAAAGATTCTAAATATGAACTAGATAAAGAATATCCTTCTTCCTGAAGACTTAGTCTTTTACGTAGTAGATCAATTTCTTCTTTTTGAAGTTTAATTGTTTCTTGAAATTTTGAAGCGTCTTGATTTTGATTATTTATAGGATCTACCATTTAATAAATGTATTTATAATAAATATTAAAAGGCATCACTTTCGCGATGCCTTAGTTTGGTATGTTTGTGGGGATTTACTGATGAAATCAGGTACTTTTACATTTTGAGATGAGTGTTGGGCCGCTGCTCCTGATTTGTTAGTCCATGAATCTTCATCTTGGGTGGATTTATTTTGTTTATCGTAGTATTCTTTAATCTTATTAAATGTAAACTTTCGTAACCAAATAGTCATATGGTAAATAGTATCCCAATCATAGCCACCATTCCCGTGAAATACTATTTCATGAATTTGAGAAAATAGGTAAAGTCTATATTCTTGCGTCAGGCCAAAAAAAGCTAATCCCCATAGGGATAGTTAAGCCCTCCTCTAAGCCATTTTCACCTTCAAAATCAAACTTCATATCAATATCGGGTTGGATTGACTTAATATATTCTCGAAGTGATCTAGTATCTTTAGCTAAAAAATAATTATCAACGAATTCTCTGATTGTTTTTGTTGTACTGTCTCCATTAACTGATGTAATCATATATTTAAACCTAGTAGATGATTCTGGTGAAGCGTTTTTATTGATTTTCTTTAACCCCTGAAGTTCTTGGTTGATTTTATTTTCATCACTATGAGTTAATAACTTAAAGGTAATTTTAGTACCTGAAGCCGGTAATTCGTATTCGAATTCGTTTTTACCAGGAGTAAATAAGCTTTCATTAATGGGTTTAGGTTCTAATGTACTTAAATCTACAGTTACATTTTCTCCTTTGTAAGTAAATTCATAATCTTTTCCATATCCTAAAACACGGGCTGCTATTAGTAATGCATTTTTATCACCAACTATAATATCTCCGTAATTAATCTTTGATACTATGAGGGATTCAATCAATTTATCCAAAACAGTACCGTTTTGAATATAACTTTGGTTCGTTAAAATATCTTCATGAGCAGCAGTCATATATTTCATTTCAATTTTTCCACTTGAAAGTGGGTTAGTTGATGGGTAGACTAAACCTTTAGAAGGTAGTTCAATAATTTCGGATGGAAATTGGAATTTGTTTGTAACTTCGTTTGACATAGATTTTATTTTATTATAAATATATACAGATATTGCTTTTGATAAAAAATCCTCCTATTTTTTTAAGATAGGAGGACAATTTTCTAAAAGAATTTTTTTAACTATACTGATGTTATTGTTAATATCATTTTCCCAAAAACGTAACATTGTTCATATTTTGTTTCTCCCCACACCCACACTGACATGTTGGGTGTACTCCATGATATTTGTCTTGTATGATTTTGTCTTTTTTAAGCATAAAAAATCTCCTTGTTTATTATACATATGACAAGGAGATTAAATTGTTGAATATGACTACTATATTCTTAATTAAGCATCAGTAATTAAGAACGCAATAATCCATTGCGATTTCCAGTGTTAAGTTTTGTGCTGCAGATTCATTATCCCAGCTATACTCACCAAAGTTAGCATTTACAATTAAAGCACCTTTAATAATCCATTCACTTACGATATCACCTACTGGACCTAATACGTTCATAGTTAAATCTTTCTTATAAAAGTCAGAATAACCATCTCTACCAGTTACTGATTCGTGATGTAAACGTACCCACTCCATTACTGCTTGAGCTCCGGAAGGTGTGATTGGGTCAAAAAGAGTCATTGTAATGTTACTCCATTTTGATTTTCCTTTTACTTTACGTAAAATGTTAATGTGGTTCAATACTACTTCGTCTTGAGTTAAAGTAATTGCGCTTATTCCTTTAATAGTATATGATGGAATACCATCAACATACATAATAAATCTATTTTGTTGTTTCGGCTCAAATGCCGTAAAAAATATTTCGTTGGGGTTTAATACTGCCATGGGTTTTTATTTGTTTATTATAAATATAATCAATTTCTATTTTTATTAACTAAATGCTACACCTGTAGGCATAATGTTAAAGTTCAAATATATAAATTCAGCTGTTCTAGTAGGTTGAATATAAATGGCTCCAACTAATTGATTTCTGTCAATAACATCAGCAGTATTATTACTTTCATCCATTACCACTTTAAATGCATATAAACCTTGTCTTTGTTGTACTGACTGTAAATATGGATTTACTTGGGCTAAGAATTGGTTTCTTGTTGCTAATGTATTTTGTTCGAATACTAAAACGTTTGCAGTTTGACCAATATATGATTTAAGAGAAATTAATAATCTTCTAACATTTACTCTATCTAAAGCAGATGCTTGTGTTTGTAATGTTTTCTGACCGTATGCTACTACTCCTTGTCCTGGAAAAGTTGCTATTGGATTTACTTTACCTTGATATAATATATCTCTATCTGATTGAGTTAGTTTTTGTTCTGCTCTAATTACACTTGTCATACCTCCTCTATTAATACCTGCAGGTGCAAACCAAGGCTCTGCTACTTTATCGTTATATGCAAATACACCAGCCATTAAAGTTGAAGCAGGTACATATACATTTCTACCTGAATCTGGGTCTTGGGTTTGTACCCAAGGCCAGTATGAAGCTGCGTATGAGTTGTTTCTAGAGGAGGCTTGAGTAGTAACTCCTGTTGTTGTATTATTATAAGGTACTAAATCTAAAACAAATAAGTTATCACCTCTATTTGCTGTGTTTGTGATTATTGAAGTACATTGTGAAGTATGAAGAGAATCACATAAACCTGGAGTCAACAATAGATTAAATTGATAATCATCAGTATTAGATAATAAACTAATCATATTAGTATAATCAGTTCCAACTAAACCTTGAGTTTGTGCCGCTATAGTATCATAATATTTAGCAGCTGAAACTCCTGGGCCGGTACCAAATAATGCTCCTACTCCTCCACTAAATGAACCACTAGCTACTAATGGAATGGAACCTGTAAATGCAGTTTTTGGAACACCTGAGTTATCAAAATAATTTGGAGTTGTTAAAAGAACTGATTTTACTCTTACATATCTTGATGCGTTTGGATATGAACCAGTTAATTCGATTTGGTTTTTAGTTGAATTATATGCATATGTGTAATCACCAATTACGCTTGAAACATAGTTTGGAGAAAATGGATCTAATGATAAATTGGTCCATGTTTCTAAAATTGTTGGAGTTAATGTATTGTCATTTCCTCTTCTAACTAATAAGTTAAATGTACCTGAACTTGTATTAGAGTTTACGATTTCCCATCTAACGTTATCCACAGATCCACTAGCAAGAGCACCTGCTGTATCCATACTACTTGAGGAATTCATAATAACGCCTTTAGATAGTGTTTCAAGAACAAATACTTCTCTGTTTTCAAGAATACTCTTAATAGCACTATTACCTGCTGAAGCAGTTGCTGTGGTTGCAAATGTCCAAGCGCTACTTGCACTTGCTACTCTTGCTACTAATAATGATTCACCACCATTGTTAAAGTAATTGTAAGCTGCAATTGATGTAAAATAAGTATAAACATCACTACCACTTACAAATGTAGTACCAAATTTATTTTGGTAATCACTGTATGATGTTACTACTGTAGGGATTTCTAAAGGACCTTTTACTGCTGGACCTATAATAGCGGCACCTACAGTAACTGGTTGTTGACGTACTTGTGATGTATCGTTCTCAATAGAGAGTACACCGGGAGAAATTAGGGTTGTTGCCATGTTTTATATTATGTTTTGATATAAATATGACACATTTTTGTCAAAGTTAAATACTACTAACAAATTCTCCTTTTTCTATATTTATAGTTCCACTCCCATATTTTTCTTGCAGTTCTTGGCCAACTTTTACCTCTCTTTTTTTAAGAGATGATAATTTTTCTTTTAAGTCTTGCTTAATCATTTCATATTCTTGGATAAGAATTTCAATTTCACCAAACTGATCAGTTATTTCTGATCTTTCTTGTCTAATGGTTTTAATTGTTTGTACTTCTTCGGGTGTTAATTGTTTAGTTTCCATAACTATTATTTATTTAAATTTTATTTACTACTTCGGTTGTGAATACTAATTTTGATTTATTAGTAAACTTTTTTATTGCGTTAATGTCTTTCTGAGGGACATCCGGAACTATATGTCCATTTAATTTAATACTAAATGTGGTTTTTACTACTCTTTCTTTATCATCTGATAATTCATGTATTCTATCAAATGAATCTATCCTTGCTTGAAATTTAAATTTTTCAGGATCTCCCCAATATGAATCAGAAGCGTATTCTACTGCTTCTATAATTTTATTTAATTGTTCTACATAATAAGTCATTATAGCACATGAATAAGTTACTGTTAAGTAATCAGGCACAACTGTAGCATAAAATATTTGTTCAGGAACAACATTATTTAAAACTGAAAATTGATCGTATGTGTTTTTTTGAGAATACTTTTTAGTAAATACTCCAAAATTATTAGGCATATTAGCATCCAACTTATTTGCTATAGTTCTATTCTTAGAAATTGAATCTAATTTAAACATTATTATGGGTGCCATTATTCTACCTTGAACATCTCTATAATATCCGTCTTTTTGGAATGATTTCCACTTTTCAGGAGAACCATAAATTATAGGAACTGCTAGTCTTTCTCCGTTTTGAATTACAAATGGTTGAATAACATTTTTAAAATAATACATTACAGCTTCATCAATATCTTGAATACCAATACTAAATGGTTTTACATCATCTCCATCAAATGAAGTTTGTTGTGCTCTATTAGGGACAACTACATCATTTGGATTTCCTATAGGCTGGAACCCTACTCCTCTTTGTTCAGTAGGAGTCTGTAAAGAAATAGATATTTCCTTTTGTGTTTTAGGTGTTGGGTTATTTTTTCTAGCCATTTTTTATTATAAATATTATAATCGGGTTTTAGAAATCCCGATTCTGTCTGCTGGAACATAGTGACAAGAACATACTACTGAAACATTATATCCAAATTCGGATAATCCGGGATTTAATGGATTATTTTCATAAGGATAGTCAGGATCTTTACCTGTCCAAAATTGCGTGAAAACTATATTATCTATTTCAAAATAACTTTCTTGATATAATATAATATCCCCTACTTCAGGATGGACATTCGCTTCTACTAAATCATCTCTTAACAATGCTACTGTAATACTCCAATCAAAATCTACTCCAAAATCATTTGTTGGACTTGTATTGTCTCCAATGTTAATTAATGAATTAAATAATATAGGTCCCGAATAATACTTCCCACCTGCTGATTCTCCATATATATTAGTATTTGTTTTTTCAAGTTCGTACTTATAAAAAGCACACTGTTGATTTACTATATTATGTAATAATTCTTTATTTAAATGTCTTACTAAAGACACGTCTCGACTAGATCCAAATAATGCCATGGTTTATTTATTAAGCTATGTAAATTACGAATGGAATCTTATTTAACTCAGTTTGCATAGCATCACTTTCGGCTCCTCTTCTTTCCAAAAGTTTTTGTCTTGATGTATCATCAAAGAATAATCTTAATTTTTCAACTAACGCTATTTTTTCAGATGTTGCAGCTGTTACTAAATCCCCATAATTTAAAGTTAAATTATCATTTGGTATAGGAATATTAGTGTATTTTCCTCTAACATATCCTAATATTTCTTTAACTAAAGCTAAAGTATATTCAAATATCCATTGTCTTCCTATTGAGTTTATTGATGTATATGTTGGGTTAGTATAAGGAACGTTTGATACATTACTTACATTACCTCCACTATTTGCATCAATTGAACCTGCTATTCTTTCAGATTTAAGAATATATTCAAACCAAATCATACCATCGTTTCTAGGGATAGGAAATATTCTTAACACATTATTATGCATTTCAAATGAGAAGTTGGATTTACGGATCATATCATTCATTTCAATGGCCTGTATTTTTTGTAGGTCATAACTTAAAGGCATTATCATGAAGTTAATAGCTGGGCTGTATCCTCCCCACCCAAATGAATCCATTAAGTTAATCATACCAGTACCTGTACCTGCATACGGGTCAAAGAATCTAACAATTGCTGGGGATTGTTCCCAAAATATTCTTTTAATCTCAATATCGTTATTACTATAACTTTGAGAGATTGCCCATTCATTTAAGTCATAATCTTGAACTCCTGATGATGCTGAGATTGCTGATTTATACCAAGGAACATTACCTCCGGCTCCTGCTTCTGCAGCATACATTTCAGATACTTTAATTAAATTTCCTAAATTTGGAGTTATAATAGCATCATTAATAGTAGTACTTGTAGATGCTCCTTCTAAAGACAAGTAATTATCTCTAACTCTAAATGCATATAATTCATTACCATAAGTAGTAACTGCTTCTTCGAATGCAGCATAAAAATTTATATCTTGTAACTCAATGTCTATAATTGGGTATCCTAATCTTCTAGCACAAAATAGTGTTACTTTATCAGCATCTACCTGAAATTGATAGTCTAAATCATAAAACCCAAATGGAGTATTTCCAGGGAAAAATGATGAGGAACCAGGATATATTGGAATGTTCATGAATTTGTATATTTGTTATAAATATTATAAAGATAAACTGTCTAATTTCTTTTTTAGTTCTATTAACTGTTCTATAGTTAAATTATTAATATCAATTGTAGGTTGGGCTTCAGAAACATCTTCAGTTATAGTTTCGCTTAAAGTTATGTACTGTTCTCTACCATCGCTATCTAAGATAGGTTGGCCTTGTTCATCTTCTACTCTTTGTATTACTCTATTTATTGCCATTATTATTTATTTTATTCTACTGAACCTGTTATTTTTAACATGGGAAATACTCTGGGGGTTGCAGTTGTTATTAATGCTATTGATGAAGTGTTTGCTGGATTTGGTAATGAACCTCCTCCATCAGCTGCCACACTCAATCCAATATATGATGCTATGGTGGTGGAGGATGGTGAAATACCAAAATAATCATTCCATAGCGTATTAGTAGTTGCTGTAACTGACTGAGTTAAACTTCCTGAAGGAGATATTGCTAACCAATATATTTCTCCTTTTTTTAAAGTTGGTCTATTTAGTGCTGATATAGCTATTTCAACAAATGCCTGTGTTACTCCTATTTGACTTACTAAACCATAATCTGCTAATAATGATCCTGGAAGAGAAGTAGATCCTTGTGCAATTGGTGTTGTTACTTCTATACCATTGTAGATTCCTAACCTATATGAACCAGTATTTGCTGCTCCATTTCCTCTTACTATTGCACCTATAGAAGATATTAATGTATCTCTAGATAATTGTATGGGGTAATATCTAATAACAGCAGCACTCTCTAATCCTGA